GGTCAGTTTGATCGGTTGCCAGAGCGACATCCACCGGGCGTTTTGGCTGTTCGTCCACCACATGGACCTGTTTGAGCAGGCAGCGGAGATGGAGTATGTCGACAGCCATACCCAGCACGCGCAGCAGCACGACCTTGGAATCAAGGTTCCGGTGCACCGCGACGCGGCATCCATGACGGCGTTCGGCGATGCCATCAAGGGTTTCTACCAAAAGGAACTCGGTTGTGGCGAGGTTTGCGTTGCGCACCTGCTGGACCGTGCGCAGGGCACGCAGCTCGTCAGGGTGCACGCCAAGGATCTGGCCATGATGCGGCTGGAGTTTGACGGCACTACACTGCACCGCCGTGTCGGCAGCCCGAATATCCACATGACCCTGGAGTACTCGGACGCCACCGGCGTGGTCCGCACCTTGATTCGCGGTGGCGCGAAATACCATGAGATGTTGGCCCACACCTTCGCACTGCATCTGCTGGGTGTGGATGTGGCGGCGCAGCGGATCAAACCGCCAACGCTGGACCTGTCGACCTTGAAGTTGGGCTTTCAAGTGCCGCAGGCAGCCGCCGACGGCTTTGTGTCGCTGCAGGTCAAGTCCATCACCTTGATGAGTCCAGACACCCACCTCAAGGCCGAGTTCACAGCGATGGCCAGCAGCCAGCATGAATGCGTCACGGAATTAATTGCCGAGAAATTCGAGCATGACAATCCGCTGGCGCGGCACTGGCTGGTGACCGCAGCCACTATCAACCTGTACTACGCGCCACCCCCAGGCAAACAGCGCAGTCCCGTTGTGACCGTGGAAGTGACACGGCGTGGTCGTCTGAACCTGCACAAGTTCGACGAAAAACTGCGCGCCCAGTTGGAGGGCTACTTGGTGCAGATCGGCATCCTGCATGAAAAGCAGACCCTGTATGCGCAGGCTGATATGGCCGGGGATCGCCCGGAACTGGTGGACGAGCGCGCAATTGAGCAAGGCCAGTAACGCGACAACCTGGGCGCTTGTGTGTCGGCTCTTTGGCAACGAGGAGCCGACACTCGAGTCTGCGCTGTCCGACCCTGAGCGCGGGGCGCTGGTTTCGCTGGGAGAAATTCGCGCGGTGAAGCAGCACCAATTGGATCTCAGGTACGTGCTATGCCCCTACTGCCAGTTGCATCGTGGCCAGGTCGTTCAATCCGTGACCGGTCTGGCTTGTTTGTGCCCCGACTGCGGATCCGTGGCCATGGATGCAGTTGATCGGCAAGCGTGGTTGTTCGATCCTGACTGGCTGATCCGCAAACTGCGCGGAGCGCTCAACGTGCCTGCGCAGCAAGGCGCAGTCTCTTTGGTTAACGGCGTGTGGCGACTAGGCACATATCAGCGTCGACCTGTCATCCTGTCTCGCAGCCTGGATCTGTTGCTGCTGCAGCCATCGCTCATGGCGCGCACGCGCAGCGCGGCGGTACCTTGGCTGATCACGCCCAAGCCACTGCGCGATGTTGATGATGATCCTCTTGCTGGCGCTGCCGGGTGGCTGCCGCTGGAAGAACGCTTCACGCTCTATGGCGGCAACATCAGCTTTATGGAACCTGGGGCTGTGGCCGATGCTGCTGTTCATCCCGAAGTCATTGAGGCGGTGAACGGGCCATTCTCTGCCGACTTCAGGTGGGTGCATCTGCCGGGCGAATCTGCGCCAATTGGCCTGTCAGAAGCGCATGCATCCGTGTTTGGTGCGTTCTGGCACTTTGGTGGGCAGGAGCAGGAAGCACACAGCGTGATGTCGCGCGCCGGCCTAACAAGCGATAAGCCCATCGATGTGTTCAAGGTCAAGACCAAGAACAAGGGGGATCCCAAATACGAGGGGCCACTGCGCGCGTACCGAGAACTGGTCAAGTCCAATCAACGCGCTGGCACCTATGCCATGCCGTGCGCGGCAAAAGTGACATCCTGATTTAACCATCCATCTTCACAAGACGGCGAGCCACTGCGGCTCGCCGTTTTCGTTTCTGCGGTCACTGGCGAACTCGAACTTACCCACTGGTTCGCCAGCCAGTTCCTTAACAGTTCGCCACCCAAATTTTTCAATAGCAGCGTTGTTCCTCACCTTACTGAAAGGGGTATCAATGCTGCAATCAACATCAGCAAATCGCGGTCCATCTGCCACTCTGGCGATGGCCGCACCGGTGGCACCGCACGAGCGGCGCGTGCTCTCTGAAAACGAACTGGCGCAGCGCTGGGGTGTGAGCCCGAAGACGTTGCAACGCTGGCGCTCCGAAGGACGCGGCCCGCACTATCTCAAGCTCTCCAAGCGGGTGACCTATCCGCTGGAAGTGGTGACCGAGTACGAGCACAGCGCGTTGCACGTCTCCACGTCCGAACGTGCAGCCAAGTGAGGACGAGAACATGACAACTTCTCACGCCTCACCTGTCCACATCGAGCAGGCCATGCCGCTTGCCGAAATGAGCGTAGCGCAAATTGCTGCGCTGCCCCACGCGCATTTGCAAGAAGCGCACATCAACCTGCTCAGTCTGCAGTCGATGGTCAAGGCGGTGCTGGATCGCATGCACACCGCGCTAGATCAGCGCTACGCCGCGCAGGCGCAAGCAGCGCGACTGGCCAACGGTCGCGACTTTGGCGTCTGCCACCTCAATGACGGTGAACTGCGCATCACCGTTGATCTGCCCAAGAAGGTGACGTGGGACCAAGCGCAGTTGGCAGCCACTGCCGCACGCATCGCGGCCGCCGGCGACAAGGTCGCGGACTACATCGACACCGACTACTCGGTTCCAGAGAACCGCTTCAACAACTGGCCACCTGCACTCAGAGAGCAATTCGCGCCAGCACGCACCGTCAAACCCGGAAAACCGAGCTACCGGCTCGCCCTCGTACAGGAAAACCTCGAATGAAAACCCCAACTTTGCATCAATCCCTGCAGGTCAAGCTCGGCTCTTACGCTGGCGAGCACCTGGTCACCACCCTGCGTTACCAGGACCAATACGGCAACAGCGTCGAAAAGCCGCTGCTCGATGCCACCCTGGACGAAGTGGCGTTCTCCATCCAGACCTTGAGCGCCGAGGGCAGTGCCATCCACCGCCGCCGCAGCGCGCTGGAAAGCCTCTACACGCTTGCTCGTGACCACGGCTGCCTTGGCCAGGACACGGTCGCAGAGATCGCTGTGGAGGTGACGAAATGAATCAGCTCGTTGCCTTCAACTTTGAGTCCAGCAACGTTCGTGTCTGCCTCGGTGAAAACGGCGAACCGATGTTTGTCGCAGCCGACGTGTTGTCTACCCTGAGCCTTGATCGGAAGGCGCTGGAGCGTCTTGACGATGACGAGAAGGGGGTGAATTCAATTCACACCCCTGGTGGACCGCAGGACATGACCGTCGTGAACGAGTCCGGCCTGTTCAATCTGGTACTTGGCAGCCGCAAGCCCGAGGCCAAACGCTTCAAGCGGTGGGTCACCCACGAGGTGCTGCCGTCCATCCGCAAGACCGGGTCATATACGTCAGTCGGCTCAGCTGCCGCATTGCCAGCGCCAACGCAGGACAAGGTCAACGCCATCCTGTCCATCGGCGAGGCCATTGCCCGTGTCCCGGGCGTGAAGCCCGGCATCGCCATGGCGGCGACGCTCACCGTGATCCATGAGAACACCGGGCTGGCAGTCGACTCCCTGCGCAAGGTGCTGCCTGCGGCCAACGAGCCGATCTGCAGTTTGAACCCCACCCAGGTCGGTGAACGCGTCGGCATGTCGGCACGCGCCATCAACACCCGGCTGCAGTCCTTGGGCTTTCAGTTCAAGAACGACCGCGATGGGTGGGAACTGACCGAGGCGGGCCAGCAGTGGGCAGAAGCGCTGCCGTTTTCGCGCAACGGGCATTCCGGCTACCAGATTCTCTGGAACCCGGCAGTGACCGATCTGATCCGCGAGGTGGCGTGATGGCACTGCCAATCATCTCCGCCGAAGAACGGCTCAAGGAGCGCCACAGCGCCAAAGTCGCACTGGTTGGCCCTGCAGGTGTGGGCAAAACCTCCCAGCTGCGCACACTGCCATCAGACAGCACGCTCTTTGTGGATCTTGAGGCCGGCGACTTGTCCGTGCGCGATTGGCCCGGCGACACGGTGCGTCCGCGCACCTGGCCGGAGTTCCGCGATCTGGTGGTGTTCCTGGCCGGGCCCATGCCCACCGCCAGCGCTGACCAGGCTTTTTCGCAAGCCCACTTCGAGCATGTCTGCACCAAGTTTGGTGACCCGGCGCAACTGGCCAAGTACGACACCTACTTTGTTGACAGCCTGACCGTGCTCTCACGCTTGTGCTTTGCCTGGTGCAAGACCCAGCCGCAGGCCTTCAGCGAGAAGACCGGCAAGCCCGACAACCGGGGGGCGTATGGCCAGCTGGGGCAGGAAATGATCACCGCGCTCACGCACCTTCAGCATGTCCGTGACAAGCATGTCATCTACGTCGCCATCCTGGAAGAGAAGACTGACGACTTCAACCGGCGCTTTTACCAGTTGCAACTGGAAGGCAGCAAGACCGCGCTGGAGTTGCCCGGTGTGCTCGACGAGGTCGTGACGCTGGCCATTCTCAAAGCCGACGACGGCACCAACTACCGGGGCTTTGTCACCCGCGCCGACAACCCGTTCGGGTTCCCGTCCAAGGACCGCAGCGGTCGCCTGGACGCCATCGAGGAGCCCCACCTCGGACGACTCATCGCCAAGTGCCTGGGCCACAAGCCCGACCCAGTCGCACCCGCACAGCAAAACCCATCAATTTAAGGATCCATCATGAACGCCAACACCTCCAGCAACTGGAACGATTTCAACGACGCCGAAGCCCAGCACGGTGCCTTCGATCTGATCCCCAAGGGCACGATCGTGCCGCTGCGCATGACCATCAAACCCGGGGGCCATGACGACCACAGCCAGGGTTGGACCGGCGGTTACGCCACAGAGTCCTTTGACACGGGCGCGGTGTACCTCGCATGTGAATTCGTGGTCACTGGTGGCCCGTTTGCCAAACGTAAGATGTGGTCGAACGTCGGACTGCACTCCAAGAAGGGCCCGACCTGGGGCCAGATGGGGCGCAGTTTCATTCGCGCTGCGCTCAACAGCTCACGCAATGTCCACCCACAGGACAATACGCCGCAGGCTGCGGCCGCGCGCCGGATCAACAGCTTTGCAGACCTGGACGGCATCGAGTTCATCGCCCGGGTGGATGTTGAAAAAGATGCCAAGGGTGAAGACCGCAACGTGGTCAAGCTCGCCATCGAACCCGACCACAAGGACTACGCGGCGTTGACGGGCGGGGTGGCCAAGGGTCCGGCAGGTGGCGGCAACTCCGGCGCACCGGCACAGGCAACGCCAGCATTCGCCACACCTGCACGTACAGCCCAACCGTCTGCTACCGGCAAACCGTCGTGGGCACAGTAATGAAGGCCCGCCATGAAATGTTGGGTCTGCTCACGTCAAGCGCGCGGATACGGGCACACCGAGAACCGGCACCGGGTGGGCGACCCCCGGCGCTACCCAATCGACTGGGTGTTTTGCTCACGCCGCTGCCAGGACGCGTTTCACAAGCTGTACGGGTCCTGGACCCGGGCGCTGGACCAGGGTCTTCCACCGGAGGTGGCCATGGTTGATGCCACGCCTCTGGAAAAGGCCGCCATGCGCATGTGCCTGAAGTTCTTCGGTGAAGCGGCCAGTGCGATCGGTTTCGATAAGCCCCTTGGGGCGTACTCGGAAGCGGAAGCGCTGTCGGTGATTGAAGCCATCGTCACAGCCTATGTCGACGAGATGGCAGCGCAACACGAGCGCACCAAATACCCGAGCGTGCGCATGCCCAGCGTGAAGGTAGTCAATGACCCGATCCGCGAGTCCGTGCCACCGCTGTCCGAGAACCCGTTTGCCGACATGGTGGACGACCTGCCATGGGAGACGAAACCATGATTGATTTCAACTCATCGGCCAGTCTCTCGGGGCGACTCCAGGAACTGGTCGACCAGGCTCTGGAAGCCGAGCGCGACGCAACTCCATCGCGCGAGTACCTGGGTGCCTCGCGTCTGGGAGCCGCGTGCGAGCGACAACTGCAGTACGAGTACGCCAAAGCACCGGTGGACCATGGCAAAGGCTTCTCCGGGCGACTGCTGCGCATCTTCGAGCGCGGCCATCGCACCGAGGATATGGCGATTCGATGGCTGCGCATGGCTGGCTTTCACCTCAAGACCGAAGACGCCAACGGCCATCAGTTTGGCTTCTCTGTGGCAGGCGGTCGCCTGCGTGGCCATGTGGATGGCGTGCTGATTGCCGGGCCTGAAGGCTTTGCATATCCGTCTCTGTGGGAGAACAAGTGTCTCGGTGCCAAGTCCTGGCGTGATGTTGAAAAACACAAGCTGGCTGTCTCCAAGCCCATCTATGCCGCGCAGATCGCGCTGTACCAGAGCTACCTCGAGTTGCACGAACACCCGGCGCTATTCACCGCTGTCAATGCCGACACGATGGAGATCTACGCCGAACTGATCCCGTTTGACGCGGCGCTGGCGCAGCGCATGTCCGATCGCGCCGCGCGCGTGATCACAGCCAGTGAGGCGGGTGATCTGCTGCCGCGCTCATTCACCGATTCCACCCATTTCGAATGCAAGTTCTGCGCGTGGGCAGACCGTTGCTGGAGGACCAATCCATGAAAACCACTTCACCCCATCCCCCTGTGGTCCGGGAGCCGTTCGTTGATGCCCGCGAAGCGGCTTACACCATGAACCTGCCGATGTACTACATGACCAACGCACGCCAGCGTACCAAGCTGCGGATCCCGCACTACCGCATCGGTCGGATGGTGCGGGCGGCGGCCGGCCGCGATGCCGCGGCCCTGGTGGATGAGTTCCAGCAGGCGGGCGTGATCGCCAGTGGCATCGAAACCGGCCCCGTGCGCCGTTTGGTGCGGCT